GGTAGCCGGTGATCTTGGTGCCAATGCTGGTCAGGTTGTTCTTGATCCAGTTGGCGCCTTTATTGAGCTTGTTCGTGATCCGCTCGATCGGCTTTTCCAGGTTGATAAGCAGCTGCGAGCCGATGGACTGGACCAGGTAGGAGACGGCAGATTTCAGCTTCCAGAAGGCGCCCTGCAGCTCACGGACCTTGCCGATCGCGTGAGCCGCATTGGGCATCTGCATTTCCTTATTGAATTTGACCAGGTCGTCATAGATGGATTTGAGCGCCTTGTCTTTCTTGATGTCGTTCAGGGTCATGCCCATCTGCTTGAGGGCTTCCTGTTCGGCACGGGTCTGCTCGATGGACTTATGCTTTTCCTTGGAGAGCTTCTGCAGCGCAATTTCTTCCTTGGTAGCCGATTCAACCCACTTGTAAACGGCGGTCGTTGCGGCCGTCAGTGCAGCCGTCAGGCCCAGCGCCTTCATTTTGTTCGTATCCAGCAGCGAGAATAGCTTCTGGACACCTACGTTATCAACGTCAGTGCTCAGCCGGAGTACGTATTCCTGCAGTCCGGGCACCGCAACCACCTCCTTTTGTTACTTTTCAAGGGATCTACGCTCGTTTTCGCCTTTAACCTGCATGACTTCGATGATGTCCAGCAGGTCGTCGAGAACATAGGTCCCGTCCCATAGTTCATGCTGCCGCCAGAGGCCTGCAGCAACCGGGGCGTACACCCAGTCCTCGACATTGACGCATCTTACTTGGATGTATTCCGGCGAGGCAGGAACGAACCCAAGCTCTTTCCGCCGAAAAAACTTCCCAGGTTAAACTCGATGACTTCATAACAGAGCAGCAGCGTCGTCATGATGTCATATTCCAGCTCCTCCACGCCGAAGTTATGGCCGATCATGACAGGCTGCCAGCCGGCAGGCATCATGACCTGGACCGTCTGCAGACAGCGCTCGATCAGGCCGGTCAGCTCCTCTTCAGAAAGGGCCTCGAGGGCCTTCGGGATCATCTGCAGCACTTCTTCGGTGCGCTGTTCGACGATTTTCTGCTGCGCTTCTTCGGACAGCTCATTGCCATCGGTGTCCTTGTCCGGCGCCTGGAAGATGCCCTGCAGCTGGGTAAACACGGGGATCAGCTTCTCCGTGACAAATTTCACAAGGTAGGTGCCCTTCAGGGCGTTCATTTTGGTGATCTGGAAGATAAACTCTTTGCCTTCCACTTCATGCTTGACTTCTTTGGTAATTTCCCGCATTTTTCGATCCTCCTTATTCAATCAAAAGAACCGCGCCGCCCGGTTGGTGGCCGGGCGGCGCGTTGGTGGGTTTACTTGACGATCTTCTCCGCGTACAGCAGCGCGTAGGTCCGATTGCCGGCCGTCTGCTGATAGCCTTCGTCAGGCTCCTTCTGCGGAACGACACCGTTCAGGGTGATCGTCCGATTGGCAACGGGATCGAATACCGTCAGAGTGCTCAGCGCGGACCGCTTGGTCGCGCAGCTCTTCAGGTAAGCAACCCATTTCCGCATGAAGATGTCGGACTCGGAGTTGTTCGGCAGTTCCAGCTGGGCCACACCGTCTTCGGACTTCATCTTGTTGATGGTCACGTAGCCGGTCGCGGTCTTGGTGTTGGAGAACAGGTCTCCGGCCGCGGAGATCGTGATCTGACCGCCGCCTCCATTGGAGAGAACAAACTTCCCGACGTCGGGATGATTGATCGTGGAGACAACGTCCAGAAGGGAATAAGTGGCAAAGCCCTGTTTGTTAGCCATATCCTTTTTCCTCCTTCATTAGGTCTGGACGTCCAGGTACAGGACGATGGACTCGACGGAGCCGGACAGGCACAGCAGAACCGTGATCGGCATCGCCTTATGCAGCGCACGGTCCGCGGCGCTCTGCTGGTCAAAGCTCTCCGCGAAGGCGGCATAGCCGTGCTCGATCATGTCGCCCTGATTGATGGAGCCGGTCGCGGTTCCGCGCCAGGCCGCATCCGCCAGAACGCCGGCCCGATAGTAGCCTTCCAGGATCCGGTTGATCTCGCTGATAAACAGCGTGGTCGTGGTATCATTCTGGGGCAGCTTGTTATCGTTGTCCGCGATCATGGCGTACAGGGAAGTCTGCAGGTCGTAGGCGATCTGGTCCAGGTACAGCACTTCGTCGAACCGGAGACCGGAGGCGACAGCGCCGTTTTCGAGGCCGGCACGGGTCTTGGTCCGGGCAACGTACACGTTGCCGTTGAGGGCCTTGATCGCGTCGATCTCGCTCTGGGTGTAGTCGGAGGCCGTCGCGCTTCCGATCGCCTTGTAACACATCGCAAAGGACGTGTCCTGGTGCGTCCGGGCGAGGCCCATCGCCAGGCCCATCAGGCCGGGCGCTTCATCTGCCGTCTTGGAGCAGATGCCCATTCCGCGCTTGCTGGCGGAAGTTGCCATGGCCTTGAGCAGGCCGGAGGCGTCGGTAACGGCAGCGCCGGTCCCGATGACGCCATAGAAGAAGCAGCCGCGGCCCAGGCTTTCCAGCGCGGAGACAATGCCCGCGGAGTAGGTCTTGACGTTTGCAGCGGTTTCGTCCGCGATCGGGATGTAGGACACGCCGTACAGCTCGGCACCGTTCTCGATCGCGTCGAGCAGCGCGGTGACGGGCGTTTCGGGGGATTCGATCTCGCTCCAATGAGCGGCGGTCCAATCTTCTGCCGTTTCGATTGCGGAGATGCAACGATACAGCTTGGAATTGTTCCGGCAGCGCTCACCCAGAGCATAGGTCTTGGAGTTGTCGTAGGCCAGCGCGTCCTCATAGCCATCGAAGAAGATGACAATCAGCTTCGCGGGGGCCGGGCTTACGCCAAAGTACTTCTCCGCGGCCTGATAGGTCTTGGAGGTGCTCGCAAACTTCGGAGCCACATCGGCAATGCCGTTCAGTACTTCGGCCAGGCTGGAATACGCAGCGTACCGGTTCTCAGAGGAGAGCGCGGCACCCTGGGTTCCCACGCCGGTTCCGGGTTCGGGCGTCAGGAGAGCACCGACATCAAAGGTGCCGGGGATCGCGCTGCCCGCTCCGACGGAAACATTGACCTGTACAACAGGATCCATGTTCAGCATGTTCTTTTCTTCCTTTCTTTAGTTGTTATTCTGAGAGGAAACATTGATTTCCGGAGCTTCCTGGACCAGGCTCGTTGTGTACTTGGACACAGCCTTGCACAGGAGATTCATCCGGACATCGCAGCGTCTCCGATTGTAAGTACTTTCCGTTTCCCAAAGAGAGACTGGCCTCTCGGGCTTGCCATCGAGCACGATTCCGTTTTCGCGGAGGACGGCCCGGGCGCTTCCGGGTCCGGAGTCCCACTGGATCAATGCCCAGAACTTGTCCGAGTCATCGTCCGCCTTGGGTCCATAGAAAGTCAAAAGCACCGATACAGGGATCGGGCGGGAGATAATAGCCTTGGGTGAGCCGTTTTCTGTGGTATAGGACCGCTCGACGTAGTCGTATTCGGTATTCTGCCGCAGACTTATAGCAAAGTAACAGACATTCGCATTTCGCGGAGCCTGAGGCGTTGTAACGTCCTCCCTGTAGGCAGGAATGAACCGTGCAAGCGCATCGTCGCTCTCTTTATTGAGGCCGAAGGCTGCGCACAACGCCAGATAAACGGCATCGGAAACGGGTTTGAACCAGGAGTCCATTTCCATTGCATCACCCCATATCCTTTGTAGCGTAGGCGGTCGAGTATCCCCATTCCGACCAGTCGTCGACACGGGTCACGCGCCAGGAAGCATCTTTCCAGACAATGATGTCCGTCTGGATGATCGTTTTCCCGGAGTTGGATCCGGTCTGAAAGGCGAAGGGCGCGCGAACGACAATGATCTCAGTCTTGAGGTCTTCAGCTGTGGACGACTGAATACTCTTGTCCTGAGGCTGGATGCTGCCGGTCAGATCAAAGACTTCCTCGGTGGTTTTGTCGCCTCCGAGGATCCGGGTGGTGGTTTTGCGCTTGACCTTAAAGGCCACTCCGCCGCCGACTTCCGGGTCCTGAAGAATTTCCAGCACATCTGGGTCCAGCATTGCGATCACTTCCTTCTCACGGCGTAGGTGATCGAGCCCATCATGGAGCCCGTATCAACCAGGGGGAGAGACGAACCTTTCTTCGCTATCGTGGAAGGCGCGTTGGGCGGGGGAACGCCGCCGGCAATGTACGATTTACAAGCATCTCTGCCTACCATGCCTGCTTTTTCGAAACACTGCTCAGCCTTGTGCCAGTCGCCGTGAACGAGCGCTTCCTCGGCTGCGTCCCGCATGAGCTTTTCAATCTGCTCCTTGACTGCGTCCTGGGCGATTGCCGGCTTCAGAACGGGACGAGAGGGGATGTTGTGGGACGGGACGCCGCATTCATGCAAATACAGAAGCTCCGCGTTGTTTATGGAGCCTCTGGCGGAATTGCTTTCTTCGGTGATCCCGACAACAACCTCAGTATGAAGGAAGAACATCCAGCCCTGAATCAGGTTATAGATCGTTCTTCCGTTCTCTTTGAAGATTCCGGCGAGCGTCATCATGCCTGCCACTTCAAATCACTTCCTTACGGTACCCATCTGCCGCCAAAGGAATAGATCTGGGCCAGGTTGATTAGCTGCAGGCCGAACTCGGTCTGCTTCCATTCAGCAAAGCCAGAAATCCCGGAAACGGCGGATCCTTCCGACTTGGAGACAGAGACGCCTCCAACGGTCTTCGAGAGCGCCTGGGCAGCCACACCGGCGCCGGACAGCTTTTTCATGGCTGCGGCCGGGGCTCCTTGCGGAACTTCGGTGTAGGTCTGGGCGTAGAGGGTCAGTTTGTGAGCGACGTAAAGCCTTCTGGCCTCTTCCGTCATATCTTCAAAGTCTCCGAAACGGAGTTCTGCCTGGCGGATGTACTCTTCGCACACCGCGTCAGGAATGGCCGCGAACTGCGGGTAAAATGCGAGGAATGCCTCTTTCGTCACTTGGCCTCACCCTTTTTGGCCTTGGAACTGGTCTTCTTGGGTGCTGCCTTCGGTGCTTCTTCCTCTTCGGCTACTTCTGCAACAACGGGCTCCTCTTCCTCGGCTTTGGCTTCGTCCTTGCCTTCGGCATTGACGCCTTCCAGCGGATCGTTTTCGAGCTTCTTCTGCTCCTTGGTGTCCAGAGCAACCTTAATGGATCCGTCGTTTACCAGCCAGGTAAACAGCACGGTCTTCTTGATCCAGGACGGAGCCTGAATGAAGTTGCCCAGATCCCGGGGCGTGACGGAGAAGAGCTCGCCGCCCTTGCCGATGAAGTCAGCGCACACGTAGCAGATCATCAGAAAAGTGTCCATGGGTTATCCTCCTTTGTGAAAGATCCGGAGGCAGGGAATGGTGTTCCCTGCCTCCGTGTGTAAGCATCAGATGCCGTCCACGTACCGGACCGTGGTCGGGTACTTGAACTTGACTTCGGACACCTGGCCGACGTAGGGGGTCTTGTACGCCAGGTTGGCGCGCTCGATCTCCCAGCGGGTCAGGGGCTGAGTCATTTCGAACTCGATCATGTCCGCGTCATTGATGTACACGACCATACGATCGGCGCTGTCAGTGCCGGCATGGTAGCAGTACTTGCACGGGGAAATGATCAGTTTCTTGCCCTGCTGCGTGGTCAGGTTGTTTTCGAGGACGTAAGTCAGGATAGACTTATCGCCGTCGTCACCGACCTTGCGGGTCACGATCGCACCAAACTGCGCAACGGGCAGCAGGATGTGATTCGGCAGGGCGTTGTCGGCCATTTCGTTGGCCGCCCAAACGGCAGACAGGGCGTCGTTGATGTCCGCGAGGATTTCATCAGCAGTCTTGTCTTCCCATTTGGTGGAGGTGTTGCCGGCATTGCTGGCAGCAGCGACGCGGGTCACGTTCGGGTTGTTCAGCAGACCGGTGGAACCGACCTTGGTGAAGCCCGTGTAGACGTTCTTGTCGCAGAACTGGTCGAAATGCAGGTGGATGCCCTTGGTCAGGATATCCTCGGCGTTCCGGGCGGTCTTCTTGAACTTCTCCTTCTGGATGTAGGAGAGGGTCCAGTACTCGGCCCAGTTGAACACACGCCATACGGTCTTCCCGAGGTCCGCCTGGATCACGGGGATGTCGTTGGCGTTGTCGAACATCAGGTTATCCTCTTCCTTGCCGGTGGAGGCGTACTGGACGTCGATCGCGGCGATGTTCTCGAGGAATCCGCCGCCGGTCTTGACGGGCATGTCGCGCGGCCACAGAGTCGCCTTCAGCGGCTCAAGCAGTTTCGCGTCGACTTTTTCGAGTTCCTTCTCGAGGAAGGCCAGGCCATCATTGGCGGCCATGCGGTCATTGGCCCGACGAACGGGCATTTTGGGGAACTTGCTCATGTGTCATTTTCTCCTTTCGTAAGATTAGAAGGCGCGTTCGGTCAGGACGATTTCGGCAACGCCGTTGCTGTCCTTGCCGCCCTTGAACTTCCAACCGGTCATTTCAACCGTATTGGTGCTGTCCTGGGTGGTCCGGATCGCGCCGGTGGCCTTCACGATATGGACGGTGCCGCCCGCAGCGGGATCGCCGTTGGAGACCTCCACAGCAATGGTGCCGCGTTTCAGCACGTCCACCATTTCCTTGGGAGCGTACTCCGGATCGTTGCCGCCGTAGGTCTTCTCGGTCTTGATGGTCCGGACGGCGATGCCGATGATGTTCGTGTTGTCCGCGGACACCTTTTTCACGGTGCCGCTGACCAGCGCCACAGGAGCGCCGAACGGGATCGCGGCGGTCGCTTCGCCGTTCACGATGGATTCGATGATCGCATCAATGGACCGGGTCACGGTGCCGGGGAAGCCGTTTTTGAAAGAGCTAAGAACTTTTCCAGCCATGTTGATTCTCCTTCCTTACTTGGTGTAGTTGGGGTTCCGGGACGCCATGATGGACTTGCCGAGGTCGGTCGGGTCACCCTTCTTGGAGTCTCCGGCCTTTTTGCGGGCCTTGAGAATCTGGGTGTAGCCGTTCTTCTCGGCTTTGTCGGTCATGCCGTAGGCCTTGCGCAGGCGGGAAGCCAGGGCGTCAGAAGCCTTCTTCTGCTCTGCCTTGGGCAGCTTCGCAATGAAGGGCTTCACGGCCTTGATCGCTTCGCGCATGGCGTCGCGGGCCTTGCAGTCGGCGGACTCTTCGAACTCGACCTCTTCGGCCTCGCCCGTCATGTCCTCTTCATCCTGCTCATTGATGATCTCGGGATCCACGAAATGGGATTCCTGTTCGTCCGGATCTTCATCCGGATTCACGGGCTCTTCCTCTTCGGGAGCCTCTTCGCCTTCCAGGGCGTCGAGATCCGCTTCGAGCTTCGCCAGAGGATCTTCCTCTTCCGCGGGCTCTTCGGGCTCATCCTGGGCCTTCTTGAGCTCAGCAATGCTGTCCTCAAGCGCCTTCAGGCGGGCTTCCATCGGATCTTCGTCCGTGGTCTTCTCTTCAGGAGCCGGTTCAGCGGGGATTTCCGCAGTGCCGGTGATCTCTTCGACCGCGTCAACGGCCTCTTCGAGCTCTTCAGGCTCCGCGTCAACCGCGAACCGAGCCAGCATCTTGGAGAGAATGCCGATGTGATTTTTCTTACCATTCTTCGCCATTTTGGTTTTACTCCTTTCGTCAATTGGGGCAGAGTCTTTTATGCAAACGCGGTGACCGGCTCGCCCTCTGTCCACAATGGCGATGTGATTACCGCGGATTTGCCGCTGGACGTATCGTCCGTCCTCTTCGCACAGCTCGTAGGTATAACCGCAGGAGATTTCCCGCTTGTTATT